GAAGCAGGGGAACAAGATGCCTCCGCTGACGAAGGGTCGGATGAAACCGAAGGTTCGGAAGGGGATGTCGAGGGGTCGGTAGACGACGAACCCCCGGCGCGGCGGCCCAATCGGGCGCAATCGCGCATCCAGTCCCTTACCCAGACGGCGCGTGAAGCCAAAGAGCGCGCCGAACGAGTTGAGCGGGAGTTGCAGGAACTGCGCGCTGATCAGCGCCGTCGGGACCAGCAGACCCAAGGAGAGAAGCCGGAGGAACGTGCTGCGCGTCGAGCGCTCATGGACCCGATGGAGGTGATGCGAGAGGATCTGAAGGAGTCGGAGCAGCGTACTCAGAGGCTCTTGCAACAGCAGATGCTCGAATCGCGCGAATCGAATGACAAGCTGGCATACCAAACTGTTATGCGGGACGCGCCGCACTTGAAGAAGTACGACGCCGAGGTTGAGAAGGTTCGAAAAGAGAACCAGGATAACGGATCCTTTGTCCCTCGCGAAGTGATTTTGGACTATGTTATCGGGCGCGCAGCGCGCGCGGCGGCAACCAAAGCGGCGCCGAAGGCAAAGGCTCAGGGGCAGCAGCGCATTGCAGCGCAGCAGTCCAAGCCAGCCGGGGCCCGAGGAGATACTGCTACCGCTCGCGGGAAGCAGGGAGACAGCCCGGAGAGCCGGCTGCTGAACGTGCCAATTTAAGGCAGCGCACTACGCGTTGCCATTTTAGGAGACGACTGGAATGGCAACGAACGTAGCTGCCTCTTTTTCCGCCGATATTGAAAACTATATCGCGGACAAAACCCTCCCCCTCGCCCGCAAGCAGCTTGTCGCTTATCAGTTCGGCGACCCGCTCCGCCTTCCCAAGGGTCGCGGCACCACCTACACCGCGACCCGTTACCTCCGTGTTCCCCTCCCGTTCGCGCCGCTGTCGGAAGGCGTGCCGCCGATTGGGCAGAACATGACCATCCAGCAGGTGTCGGCGGTTGCCCAGCAATGGGGCGACAAGGTCACCATTACTGACGTGGCCGAGATGACGATCAAGCATCCGCTGTTCGTCAAAGCTACCGAGCTCGTGGCGCTGCAGATCGCCGAGACTCTGGAACGCAATACTTTCAACACCTTGAACTCGGGTACCCAGGTTAACTACGTCAACTCGCGCGGCGCCCGCGCCTCCCTGGTGGCCGGCGACGTCATCAACCCGCACGAGATCAACCGGGCCTACGGCATCCTCAACACCCTCGGCGCGCCGCGCTACATGGGCGACGAGATGACCGACACCAAGCTGGAGGTCAACGCCGGCGGTGCCAAGGCATCCTCGAACCCGCGCGCAATGCCGCATTACGCGGCGATCATGCACCCGCTGGTGGCACAGGACTTCCGCGAGAACTCAACCGTCGTAACTGCTTGGTCCTACTCGGATATCAACCGCCTCTATAACTACGAGGCCGGTGAGTGGGGTGGCATCCGGTTCTGTCTGAGCAACATGGTTCCGACCTGGACCGGTATTGCGCAGCTGACCGGCACGCCGGGCACCGCGGGCAACCTCGCGACCAACGCCAACTACTTCATCAAGGTCACGGCGTCTGACACCCAGAACCAGTTCGAGAGTCAGATCTACCAGGCCTCGGGTGCGCTCTCGGTCACCGGCCCGAACGGTTCGATCTCGGTGGTGCTGCCGACTCTCGCTGGCTACACCTTCAGTGTTTACATCGGCACCGGCACCGCGGCGGCAGTTGCCAACCTCGGCCTCTCCGCTGCCGGCCCGACCGTCGGCCCGCAGGCTGGTCAGGCGACGCAGATGGCTGGTGGTCAAACTGTGATCATCACGGGCATCGGCGCCGCGCAGACCCCGCCCGCCCCGCCGGCGACCGGCCTCACCGTGTACCCAACCTACATCTTCGGGCGTGGTGCCTACGGTCAGGTGATGCTCGACGACGCGCGCTTCACCTACCTGAAGGAAGCCGACAAGTCCGACCCGCTGAACCAGCTTCGAGTGGTTGGCTGGAAGGTATTTTATGGAACATTGATTCAGAACCAACAGTTCTTCATGCGGATCGAATCACTGTCCGCCTTCTCGACCACCTTCGGTTAACGACACTCCGGCGGGGCTTCGGCCCCGCTTCTCTCTTGTAAGGGCTTGATCCTATGGCGTTGATCACGGGCGGCACCACCGGCACCACGGTCCTGAACGGGATGGCATGGAATCCTTCCAAGCTTCAGGCAGACATCGCGGCGATCAACAACGCCATCAAGTACCAGATCAACCCGGCGCATCCGATCTTCCCGGGCGGCCTGATCAACGGCATCGTCGACTTCCCGGATCGCCTCGGACAGATCAACCTGCTGCCTGGGGACTACGTTTTCTACGACAGCTTCGGTTGGCCGATCGTCGTGTCGCGCGAATCAATCGCGGCCGGCGGCACCAGCTGGGCGCATTCATAAGGGGACCACATGGCTGACGACAAGAAGACCAAGGGGCCGCAGAAGGCCAAAGCGATCGTGGACACGTCCATCCTCGATGAAAAGGTCGTTGCGGAGCTGCGCACCAAGGCCAGAAATAAGGTCGAGGCTGAGCGCGTTGCCGCCGCCAAGGCCAAGATGCTCGAGGAGTTTGAGAACGAGGAGCGCCAGGCAGGCGGCCTCGATGAGCCCATGGTGGACGTTTATATCGACTTCGCCCCCTACGCTGACCGTGCCATGATCGACGGCGTGATTTACTTCGCCGGCCAGACTAAGACGGTGCGCGAGAGTGTAGCCCTCCTCCTGCAGGAGATGATGTCAGCCACTTGGAAGCACCAGTCGATTGTTGACGGCAAGCCCGAGGACTTCTACCGTCAGGGTCGCGGCACCAGGGTCGCAGCCAATGGAGGGGTTTCTTCCAATATATTGAGGGCTTAAATGGACGATTCGAAAGGGGAAACGGCGCCGGCGCTTGGCATCTCGATCAACGCGCAGGTGGCGGCAGCACGCCAGATCACGATGCAGAGCTTCATCGATCGCGACGCCTCTGGGGCCGATATCGATAAGCTGCTGGACAAGCTGAACGCTTCGCTGGATCGGCAGGTGGCGTTCTACGAGATCGAGGAAGAAGAGAAGCGGATCGAAGTTGACAGGAACGTGCTGGCCAATGTCAGCAAGCGGCTTGCCGAAGTCGAAGACAACATCCGCCTCAAGGCTGGATCTGCAGAAGGGCGGCGCAACCCGCTCAAGCTCTCCTCGCAGGAAGAGGTGCAGAAGAAGCAGGCGTACGATAGCCTCGAGGAGGCCAAGCGGCGCGTAGCGGTCGGCGAAGCTCGGCTGGTCGAGCTGAGAAAGAAGGCAGGCAACCGGGATGTCGCTTCAAGCCCAGCAGATCGTTAGCCTCGCCTGTCAGATCGCCAAGTGCCCCGGCTACGTCGTTCAGGCGGGGCAATTTCTCAACAACGCCTTACAGACGCTTGCGCAAGACTATGACTTCATGGTCATTCGCAAGACGTTCAATTTCAATTTCAACACTTCCGTAACCGGCAATGGATACGTCGCCGGTTGCGGTCCCAATTTGATGCCGACGGATTTTTTGCGCGCGCACCGTAACGGTGCGTTCTACACGATTAACGGTGTGCCCTACACCATGATCGGATACGAGCAGGCCGAGTTCGATCGTTTCGTCCAACAGGCAGGCAACGCTGCTTATCCTTCCGCCTTCTATGTGGATGTCTCCAAGACCCCGATGGAGCTCTATGTCTGGGTGCCGGCCGGCGGCGCCTACGCGGCGACCGTGCGCTACAACCCGCAGATGCCGGACATCACCACACCCGAGACCAGCACCACGGTCCCCTGGTTCCCCAACAGCGACATCCTGATCACTTATGTGGCAGGCTCGCTGATGAACATTACCGACGATGCCCGCGCACCATCGTTCCTTGGTGAGCCGGATAACGCGCCCAACGGCTACAAGGCGCAACTGCGCAGTTACCTGAAGATGAAGGACGATCCGGAGAGCGCGGGCGTCAAGACTGTGAAACTGGATCGCCGGCTGTTTGGCCAGACCTCATGGTCGCATCTGAAGAACACCAAGACGATCGGGTGGTGAGCCGTGACCCTTCGCAACGGCACGCCGATCAAGTTCTCGCCGGTGGGCGTATCGGACGCGCTTGATTCGTCCAACGTCTTCCCCGGCTCGATGGCGCAGCTGAGCAACCTGATCCCCGACCCCACCACCAAGAACCTGTGGCAGTGCCGGCCGGCGGCGATCGCGTTTGCAGATTTCGCTACGCAGGGCGGTGATTTCGATCCTGATGACTTCGGCCCTGATTTCTATACCGGCTTCAATCTGGGTGCGACCGGGGGCTTCATCTCAGCCCTGAAGATCGTGGGCGACCGTGTCTTCGGCATGATCGCCACGAGCCTTAACCCGGGGCATGATCAGCCATTTTGCTATGACCTGATCACTGGGGCGTTTGTCTTCATCAGCGGCGTCACGTCAGCTAATACGCCATTCAGCCCCACTACGTCAGGCGACTGGGTGCCGCCGACGATGGACCTGATCGGCGTCAACCTGGTGGTGACCCATCCTGGTTATACTGGCGCCGGCGGCATCATGTTCGGCTGGTTCAACATTTCCGATCCGAACGCCATCACCTGGAATGCGGGCAACACAGTCACGACGTTGCTGCCATGTCCGCCAACCGCGGTGAAACAGTTCTTCAATCGTGCATACTTCCTGGTCAACCCGCCAACCGGGCAGCCGGGGGCGTACTTCACCGATGTGCTGACGCTGACGATTACCGACCCGACCCACATCATTACCTTCAACGACAACGTCAAGCTGACGGCGATCGGCGCGCTGCCGCTGAACTCGCAGCTGACTGGCGGCACCATTCAGTCCCTGATCGTGTTCAAGGGCGCCGCACAGATGTGGCAGATCACGGGCGACGCTGCGATTGCCAGCAATCCGCTCAGCGTCAACGCCATGAATGTGGCGACCGGAACCAATGCGCCATTGTCGATCGTGGCGACGTCAAAGGGGCTCGCCTTCATCGCGCCAGATGGTCTGCGCGTGATCATGTTCAACGGTACGATCTCCGACCCGATCGGGGATGCTGGCTCGGGTGTCACGCTGCCTTTCATCTTCGCCATCGCGCCTTCGCGCATCGCTGCGGCCTGCACGGCCAAGGTGCTGCGGATCAGTGTTCAGAACGGCTTTGCGGTGGGGACGCCGAACCAGGAGTGGTGGTACGACATCCCGCGCGGCTGCTGGAGTGGGCCGCATACTTTCCCGGCCTCGCAGATCCAGCCTTACAACAACACCTTTATCGAGGCGCCGATCGGCGTGCTCGGCAAGTTGTTCCAGTCCGACAGCGTGCAGGGCAACACGTCCACTTATGTCGAGAACGGCAACCAGATGTCGTTCACCTGGGCGACGTCGATGCTGCCTTCGACACAGCAGATGTCCGAGAATGCGATGGTGGAGACCACGCTGAACATCGGCTTCCCCGATGGGCAGCAGGTTGCGATCTATGCGGTCGACGAGAACGGTGCAGTTTTCTCAAGCGTGGTGCTGGCGGCGACGATACCTTCAACTGTGTGGGGTTCTTTCGTCTGGGGGCAGGCACTGTGGCAAGGTGCGTCAAATGCGCTGGCGCCGCGGCAGATGAAATGGCCTATACCGATTGTCTTCCAGCGGCTGGCGATCATCGCGACGGGCAACTGTGCGCAGAACCTGAAGCTCGGCGATCTCTTCATGCGCTACCAGCAGCTGGGCTATCTCCTGCAACAAGACGCCAACGTGGCGTAGGTGGGTAAAATGAAAAAGATTCTCGCAACCCTGTTCTTCCTGGTGCCAGCCATTGCGCAGGCGCAGATCGTCGGCACACTGCCGTTCCAGTTGCAGAATGGCACCACGGCCGACGCCACCCAGGTGATGGCGGACTTCAACAAGATCCTGACCGACGTCAACGCCAACGCTGCCAAGAAGGGGATCAACACCGATATCACGGCGCTGATTGCGCTGACGACACCGATCACCCCGGTACAGGGCGGCACGACAATCTATTATGCTGCAACATCCGGCGGCACGGCGAACGCCCAGACGGTGGCCACGCCCGCGCCGACGGGCTTCACGCTGGCTACCGGCAAGCGTGCGACGTTTGTGGCTGGCTTCACGAATACGGGCCCGATGACGCTGAACGTCAATTCGACGGGCGCCACTGCGGTGACGCGGATGACGCCGGCGGGCCCGGTTGCGCTGATCGGTGGCGAGGTGGTTGCCAACAACTACATCGAAGTGGTTTTCGATGGCACCCAGTTTCAACTTTACACCGATGCTTCGACGCCGACGTTTGGCCCGCTGACGACGATCGCCGCTAGTGGCACGGTCGATCTCGGCACGATATCCAGCCACAACGCCTTGATCAGCGGCACCACGACGGTCACTTCGTTTGGCTCCAGCGCGTTGACGACTTATCCGATCTACCGAATCAAGTTCGACAATGCCCTGACGCTGACCCACAACGGTACCAGCCTGATCCTGCCGGGCACGGCGAACATCGTGACCGCGGCCAATGATACGGCTGTGGCGCAAT